CGGCCCTGTTGGCCGGCACACAATGACACTCACGTGTCGTCCACCTACCGTTTAGCGATTTACAACCGCTAAGCAAGGATCAATGATATGTACGAAGAACGCGTGGATGGCGTAGAGCCCTTTAGTTTTCAACATGGATTAGCTACCGCTGAAGGTAGCTTCCTCCCTGGAGATTACAAAGACTCCCCTGCTCATCCACCTACTAGGATACAAGCTCCCATACCGGCCTTCGTTGGCCGGCATGAGCTTCGTTCTCCTAGTATCAATAACCGAGCTCTATGGAATCCATTCTCCCACTACCGAAGGGTAAGTGAGAGATACCATAGCAGCTGGTATGACATCAGTGAACCATTTAATTGGCGATCTGATGACCTATACGGGGCCTGGAGTTGGTACTACAACGTACCTTCTTGTCAGCCCTGTTTCGCGTTCGGACTATTCGGCTCACCGGAAAAGCCCTTTAACGGGCAACCGGAGTTGTACGAGATAGACAGTAAAGGGGATCTTTTTATCCCTCCACCTGTCGATCTCCCTGACCTTATGCAACGTGCTTTTGAAAGCGCGCTGCCAAAGTTAAGGGCGAAGACCTCTTTAGTCAACAGCCTTTTAGAGCTGCGTGACTTCAAAAGTCTTCCGCGTAGTGTTAGCCACATAAGAGACACTGTAGCACGGTTTTACCGGGATCACTCCCCTAACGGGGGTTTCCAGGCTAAATACGGCAAGTTGTCCTTACGCGAGCTAAGCCGAAGGGCGGCTGATATTCATTTGCAGTATGCATTTAATATCAAACCCTTACTAAACGACATAAACGGAGTTATAAACTCTATAAAGTCGTATAGGAAGCAAGCTGAAAAGCTTGTTTCCGATTCCGAGAAGGTCCACCGTCACCACTTCCAAGTGATGATTGGTTCTGATGTTGCTTCGACAACCGAGTACTCGCCCTGGATACCAGTGGAGCTTGCCGTGGGAAACGGCATTCGCCAGTTCTGGTCCAGGACAGGTCGGTTCATCGAGCTCCGTCCTTCTAAGTTCCACGTGGAAATTCAGTATAGTTTTTACTACACTGACTTCCAGCGGAGGCATGCCTCCGCTTTATCGCTACTGGACGATCTAGGGATTAACTTTAATCCACAGATTATCTGGAACGCGATACCATGGTCATTCGTGGTAGATTGGGTCGCGAACGTAGGTTCGTGGCTTGGTCGATACCGGATGAACATGATGGAACCGATAGTAGTCATTGAGAGGGCCCTTTGGAGCATTACACGCACCCGTGAAGGTTCAACCTTCATAGATGCGGGGAAGTCCAGAGGCCTACCCTGCAGTCATGCCTGGGAGACGGCTTACCGCCGCGCTCCTTGGAGTTATGACTCAAACTCGTGTATAACGAGTGGGCTCTCCTTAGCGGAGTTTGCCCTAGGAGCCTCTCTTGCATTAAGCAGGAGAAGGTCTCACCACAGTCGGTTAAGATAAACAAACAAGTATGCTGAGTAATAATCTCAACACAAATGAAGTTCGGAATGCTGCTGGCAGTGAAGTTGAATTCACACACCAGAGCCAAGACAAACGACAGCACATCTGGCAGAAAATCGGCCAGAGTCCTGCCCTCACTAACCTTATCAGTATTAATCATACTGAAATGGGCGAGGGATTCAAGGCACGGCGCCGTTCCAACTGCCGAGTCGACCTCAAGGTCCTCTCGACGGTTGACAACGTCACGCCCGTGACTGTGTCGTTCTATATCGTTGGTGATATCCCCGTAGGGGCTCTCACTTCGATAAGCCCGGCCGCTGACGCGTTAGCGATGCTTCTCTCGTTCGTGGGTACGAACGGGTCGAGCACTTTGCTATACGACGGTACAGGGAACGGGGCGTCTGCACTGCTCGCTGGAACGGTTTAATAACCGTCCACCCCAATTATTGGGGCACATCATGCTCAAAAAGTGCATTAAATGTGGCAATGCGATAAAACTTATCGCTGCAGTGAATCCTATCGCGGCCTCCGCCTTGTCGGCGGGGGCTACGATAATCGTTTACCTTCTTACTACGTATCACCCGTCTCATACTGAGACGGTCTTTCAACGTAATAAGACTAACTCCTCTTCTCTTGCTGTTCTCACGAACAGTTTCTCTTACACCAATGGTTTAGTGGTGCCCTAACTAGGCACTGCACGCAATCCGTCTTAATTGACGGCTACGCGGTCTGAGGTCAAGAGCAGAAACATTTGGTTAACCCCCCATTCTTGGGTTTAATCGCCCAATGGGAGACCAAATGTGACCGGGAAGTCTGTGGTATCCATTCGCCAGTCGCCCTCCTTGATCTGGAGGGTAACTTTGCGTAAGGAACACATGGCTTCACTGGTTATCTGTGAGAAGTCGCTCGCAACCTTCATATCTGGCATCTGAATTACTAGGACCGAAACAGTGTACGTCTTGCGACGTGCTCTGCGGGTCTTCGGGACATTCAGGTAAACCAGTTTAGGTTTGCGAGACGCTGTGTCTATTGATTTAGGCATAGTTTTGTTAGTAGGTGAGCGGAACTAATGGAATCGTTGAGGTTCGCATACTCTTGCAGTAGATACTCATTATGAGTCTACATAAGAGACAAGAAGAACATATGCTCTTCGCTACGCTCCTCAGCGACGTTCAAAAGTCGCACGCGAGTGTATTTAGCACACGAGCCCTACGGCTCACCTTACAGAAGGTGGACCATAGGATTCGAATGGAAGGGTTAAGTTTTTTAAGTAAAACTTTACCCCGTCTTGGCAAGTGCCTCGATAAGGCACTTGCAGAACAGCATCTACTAACGACTGTTGAGCACCGGTGGAAACCGATGTTTGGCAGCGAACTACCCATGTTTATGGGCGAGTTCTTTAGTAGAGTGTTCGACAAGACAGGCAAGGTCCTTCCGTTTCCTTGCGCAGATAGCATCCGGGTATTGCGGCTTGTACTGTACATTTGGTACAAATATGAGCTGCCCTATACTCCTGACCAAGAACAACAAGTCATTAATAAGTTTATTCAAACTGAACGTGATCTTGTGCCCTTAACTGCCAAGCTTGAAGCTTTAAAACTTCAAGTTGGCCAGTGCCATCATTACGATACCGAGGGTGTTCCCCTCGGATTCGCTCAGCGTTACGGCCACCATGAGGGTGCCCGTGATCAGCTGACGGTGGTACGCGGAGCCAGAATACTTCTTCATGAAGTGTTCTCTGGCTTTGACTTCCGAGATATAGTTCCGCGACATGGACCAGGCGCTGTTGCTACTAAGCAACAGGCATGGGACAAGTTTAGCTGGACGAACATCTGCGGTCGCCTCGTTCAGATATGGCCGTTGGACCAGTATTTCTATGCTGGACCTAGCCACGTCTATGAACGACTCAGTCAAGTGCAAACTGTGACTGATAAGGATCTTCCGGCCCGAGTTGTACTCGTACCGAAGGATTCCCGTGGTCCTCGCTTGATATCTTGTGAACCCGTTGATTTTCAATGGATCCAGCAAGGCATCATGAAGAGACTAGTTAAACACACTGAATCGTTGGACCTTACTAGGTTTAATGTATTCTTTACAGACCAGGGTCCGAATCGCCGTGGTGCCCAGCTGGGCTCCGCGACGGGTCGGTACGTGACGCTTGACCTCAATGAGGCAAGCGACCGCGTATCCCTGGCTCTAGTTCGCTTGCTGTTCCCAGAACACTCTTTAGAGTTCTTGGAGGCAGCACGCAGTCAGTCCACGGAGTTGCCTAGCGGAGAGATCTTAAAACTCCAGAAGTTCGCGCCAATGGGTTCAGCATTATGCTTCCCAATATTGGCGTTGACTGTCTGGTCGATCCTGACCGCCGCAGCTCCCGATGCAGTTACGCGTGAGCGTATCTTAGTGTACGGTGATGATGTGATCGTTCCGGAGGCATTTGCCTTGAACGCGATCGAACAGCTCGAATCATTTGGTTTAAAAGTAAACCGTGATAAGAGTTGCACTAAAGGATTCTTTCGCGAATCCTGCGGCATGGACGCCTTCAAAGGTGTCGATGTCACGCCAGTCCGCTTCAGGACTGTTTGGTCATCATCCCGCTCGCCTGATGTCTATGCCTCATGGATTGCCTATGCGAATTCCATGTGGTCTAGACAGTGTTTCAATACTTACGATTTAATCGTAAAGATGCTCACCGATGTTTATGGTGATATCCCAGACGCAAGCATGCAGTTAGCATGCCCTCATCTGATTGAAACTCCTGAAAATGCAAAGCCTAGGAAAACCCGTATCAACCAAGCGCTTCAAAAGCGGCAATGGAAGGTATGGGACCTTAAGGCACCTTCAGTTATCCACGAATCGGACGGTTGGGAAATGCTTCTTCGGTTCTTCACAGAATCGAATGACAAATCCCCTCACGGCCATCAACGTAGGTCTGTAGTCAACCCGAGTATAATACTCGGTGGGAACGAACTCCCATTTTCAGTCAGTTCGTATACACCCCGTCGGACTAGCATGCTAGTCCGGCGGTGGCGATAGAGCG